ATCAAAAAAATTATCTTTAATTAACTTATCTAAATTACCCATATCATTTTTATCTCCTATTTACGGCAATTCTTGTATTATCATAGATTCTGTTTCATTTATAACAGTATTCATGAATTTCAAATATTCATCTAAAAAATATAAACTTTCGGAATCGTCAACATATAATATCAGACTGTCGTATAAGTTAGTAATGTGTGTCCGTAGTCCATCAATTTCTTCCAAAATTGTCGTATAATATTGCGACAAAGCCGCCGCTTGATCATTTTCGTTAATAATTAAACTAGATTCTATTACAAATAATGACATAAACAAACTAACAAAAATGTTATCATTTTTTAATATCGTCCGGCATTCCTCACCATCCGTATTCTTAATATAAAATAATGACATAGTGTTGACACCAATGGACATAAGCCTGGTTGATATTTTTTGAGAAATATTATTGCTATTCATTAACTAAAAACCTTTATATTGTTTTTTATTAATTAAATATAATAATTTAAAATCAATAAAATAATAAAAAAAATAATATTAATATAATTGAAATTGAAATTGAAATTGAATATAATAGCTATGTCAAAAACATAACATTTTTAACCATTAAATCAAATGAAAAAGTCCACTTTATAATAACAAAGCTTCCCAAATTTCTTCTTCTGACCCAAAGAACACAGTCTGTTCAGGAGTAATATCTTGTTTCAATTTATCAATATTAACCTTGGTATTTTCCAAATCTATCTGTGGTTGCATGGTACCATAACAAGCCCAATATAATCCTGATACAAGGTCATCGTGAACTCCTTTTGCACCTCTGAAAATATTAGGAGCTACTTCTTCATATCTAGATAATTGTTTAATTGTATCTGAATCTCTTATTAGTAATATATTTTTTTCTACTTGACGTTTTAATTCTATACAAGCGTCAAGTTTAGATGTTTTTGTTGCTCTAGTACCAATTTTTCCATTATTATCAGTGTTCAATATGTTGCCACAACCGTGTTCAAACCATATTTTATCTGCTACAGTTTTACCGATTTCGTTATTTTCAACAATCATCATTCCATCATTGTACCACTTAGATATTTCCACACAAGTTTCAGCAAATGTTTCAGCATCTATCATATTATCCGCGAAAACTGCTACTTGCTCAAATCTGTCTTTACTTACTATTTTTAAAACTTGTATGACAGCATCATCTTTTCCTGTGCCGGTAGCCGAATCCACGCCCAAAACGTACATTGCGTCTTTTTCAGGTAATTCCCATATTTTGAGTTTATAACCATATTTAAATTCTAAAGGCTCAACTGGAATCATCTTTTCTAAAAAATCTGGATTGATTAATGTAGAAATAGAACCTAGAAAATGACAATTTTTGTTTATTAATCCATCAGAAGTAGCATATATATTATCAGATTCTATTTCTAATGGGGTATATACTATTGAATTATACTTATGTGGTTTGATTGATTCAACAACGAAATTAGATATATCATCCAATATATCATCCAATATATCACCTTTACGTAAATCTTTGGCTGCTACTTCTTGATTATTTATATAAAAAATATGATCTATCGATGATATTTTTTTAATTCCGTTGGTAAAAGTTATTTCGACAGTATCTTTTTCCGTTTTTCTAAAACCATCAAAATTATAATATTTGCCATCTTTACCTTGTAACTTTAATTTTATTTGTTTATTTAAAACTATACATTCCATAATATATTTATAAAAAGCTATAATAAAAATCCTCTGCTTTAACACATCGACGTAATCGATAACAAAAACATGTCGATTAAAGTTGACATGTTTTTGTTCAAAATTAATGAAAAGTAATACTAATTATATATTGCCAGTTTCTCTAATATCGAATGTATTATAGTTGAAAGTGATACTGGGTTCAATTTTTCCTTCTTCTGTAGAAGCTAGATTGATTCCTTCAGAATTGACAGGAAATACTTCGTATAATGTATAATAGTAAGGTAATTTGTATTTTAAGGTTGAATCATATAAGTAGATATATATCGTTGCAGTATATGAATTCAAATAATTATCTAATGACCCACCTGCGATTTGTGTAGAATCAGCGTTAGTTGCATTAGGAACACCGTGGGAATATATTAAATTTTGCCAATCATAAAAAGCTTTACCCAACAACATATCCTGAAATTCATCAAACTTAATAGTAACATCACCATCAACTTCAGTTTTACCAGGATAATTCTTCTTAGAACCCATGTAATGTGTTGTCAATTTGTTAGTTTTTTTAGAAGGCGTAGTTATACTTCTAGCCCTTAACATCAAGTCTTCCGCATCAAACATTTTAGATAATTTGGATGTACTATCGAATTCGAATACTACCTGAAATAGAAAGTTTTTAGCTAAATCCTTAAAATTTTGTATTCCACTAGTGAAAACGTTTTTGTCATTTGTTCCATACATATTAATGTCTCCTAAATCTTATATTATATTTATAGTTTTACGCTAATCGTGCCATTGAAAACTGTAGCAATTCCTGGTGAACTATACGGTATTGTGATCGGCGTACTTAATTTAAAAAATTCATTTATTTTTTGGTCCATGAATTGCCAAAAAATTTGATAATTATCAGGCTTCTTGGTATTTAATTCTTTTTCAAAAATTTCAGACATAGGCGAAGGTGTCAAATTTAATTTAACATTCTGTGGAAAAAGAAATCCTGAAAATTTAATATCAACAAAAAATAATGATTTGTTTATTATATCCGTCATAGTTTTAAAAAATCCATTTATAAAACCAAATTTAGACAAATTATTCAATATATAATTTTCGTCAATGGTACTTATTTGAAATGAGCTTAACGAAGCCAAGTTTCCTACTAACGGCGTTGATACACCGGCTGGGGTTGTTACTACTCCTGATACAAAAAACGATGGTTTTTTATAATTCATGAAATAATAATTTAGATAAGCATTAATGCTCTTTTTAAACAATTTCATCGTATATTCAACACTGGCTTCTGGTTTTATATTGAAACTATTATAAATGTCACTAAAATTCATTATTACACTTTTACGTTAATGTTTCCCAAACAATGAGGAGCTCCGGTAACTAAACAGTTGGGCAAATTGTTTACTAACTGTTTGGCAGCATTTTTACCTAAATTTACATTACCAGCAGTACTATCTACATTAATATCACCTTTATCAGCAATAACATTTATTTTTCCATTTATCGAATGTACGTCTATATTTCCAGCAATATTCAAATTTACATGACCAGATTCATTATCCAAATTTGTATTAGTAGTTATAGTAATAGTTCCAGTCTTATTTATTTCTATATAAGAACCTGATCTATGAATAATTTTTAATTCGCCATCATTTTTATTTAATGTTATCAACTCGCCTTGATCAGTGTGAAATATTACCATTAAATTAGGATAATCTCTTTCTATATCTTCTCTAGCAGGACTACTTCTGATGTTATCAGCATTAAACGCTAAACCGTTGTATATAGGTTTAATTTCGTCATTCTTGTCAAAATATCCTTTAACTAAAGTTCCTAATTCGGGAATAATTAAGGTACCTCTAGTAGAACCTACGTAATTGTTTTCTGGTAATGCCCAAGGTATATTAGCCACATCCAAATCGTCATAATAACCGAATATTCTAATTTTTATACGTCCAAGTTTCATAGGATCATCATTTTTAACAACTTTGCCTGTCCACTTTTCATAAGCATTATTTTCACATTCATCTGACACGATCAGATCATCAAAATTGTTCAAATCAGTTTTATTCTTTATAATGTCATTTATTAAATTCATTTTATTACTCCTGTACCATAATATCCATCATTTACTAAAGTCAATTTTCCCATAAAACTATCATCTTTTATCATTTGATATGTTATTCCTGCTATAATATATTCACCGGAATATATTTTATTCATTCTATTTTCGCCAGAAAAATCTACATATATTTTCGTTCCCAGTTTAGGCATTTTCTTGGAATTCAATAATTTAGAATCTTGTTTATTTAAATCTATTATTAGTTCTATTGAATTTTGAAAAAAGTTTCGTTTAGCGTTTTTGTTATGAATTGGAGCTACATCATAATGTTGGTGAGTATCGATGAAATGAGTTCCACTGAAATGTTTAGTGCTTATTTCCGATTCATCGAAGGCATCATCTTTAGATGATATTTTTGATAATTTATTATCTCTAGAATCATAAATCGATTTTCTATACCCATATTGATATGTACTTAATAAATCAACTTGATCATTTGGAACAAATTCAGTTAAATCCAATAACCCTGTTCTATTCATCGGATCATACACAATAGCATTTTGTATATAACCATCGTCTAACATAGATATACCGGAAAACTCGGATTGTTTAAAACTTTCATATATGAATACGTCTTTTAGGTTATTATTCATAACGTTATTAGGATTACTATAATTTGCCTCTGTGGTTTTATCACAGATAGTCTTTATGGAAGTATAACAGCCTTGACCATTTATATCGGTAAAATAAATAGGAAAGTCGTCATTTTCTATCCATGCATGTGATAACACTTTTTCAACAAATTGTTTTACTTTATTTTTAGCATTTAACCAATACATAGCATCGTTCGCTGTTACTTCCGATACAACAGGAATTCCTACCTTACTTAATATATTTTTTATGACCAGATCACTAGTTTCTTGTAAATTAACATTGAGAAGAGTTTTTTCTGGGTAAGATATAGTTTTTGATATTAATTTTATAGCATCATAACAACACGTAAGAGAATAAACTCCGGTACCAACTTGTTCATTTACCATCGAATCAATTTTTCGTATTGACATTCTGGTATTAATAAAATTATGTATTATCGAATCATCTTCACCGGATTTAACAGGTTTAATCTTCAAATATATAGGATCGCCTATTTTAAGTTTCAAAACGTCAAACAGTCTAAGATTATCCTGAATAACAATATTCATAGTTGGCAAAATAGTAAACATATTTTCAATTAGTCTAATTTTCATAACATTATTTTTAGATATTCTTATAGCTTTATCCGGATTATCAGATCTAATGTAAAGGTCATAATCTAAATTTATATTATTTTTAGTTAATGATTTATCTTGTAAAATGTTTTGACTAATATTATCTGACACAAATCCTCCATTATTTCAACGATACGGACATTCCTGAACTTCCTATACGCCAATCATTTACTTCAAAATTTTCTAATATGGAATAGGCTTCGGCTATTGAATTTGGGCATTTAAAACATCTAAAATATTTAGATGTAGTTGCAATCAAATAATCATTGTTTTCAACATGCATATAAGCATATAAATGCATAGCTGCTACAGTTCTTAATAGTTTTTTCTTTTCTTTGTACACTTTGACTGCGCCATCGGCAACTTCTTCATATGATTTTTTCGTATTTTGTGTCAACATAAAAAATTTAAACATAGAATCTTCGTCATCAGCTATGATCGTTTTTATATATTGGCAAAAAACTAGGTCAAATTTATCAAGACTAGGTACTAAATTAAACATTTTGTAAATATAAAACATTATACCCTTAGACATAGATTTGTATTTAGAACTACCTGATGATAATTTTGAATTTTGGCCTTTCATTTCTATTTTATCTTTTGTTTCTAGATCTATTAAATCACCTGATCCTGTTGCAAAAGCTATGTTTTTAAACAATGATACTAATAAAAATTCGCCTTTTCCTATAGCTGGTCTCGTTGTATTTACATCCAAAGCGGCATCGATGAACCTGTCATCTAAAAAATCATCCAATTCAGATTCAATTAAGATCGAACTCCAGTTAACAGAATCACTATTCTTTAATTTAAATTTAGATTTATTTAATTTTCTGAACAAGTCACTTTCGTTAACTTTAGAATATGCTTTATATATAGTTTCTATGGTACTTAATAACCCTTTATGTTTTCCTAATTTTTCTTTTGTCCAAAATTTACGCATATTTTTGTATATCTTCTTCTTTAAAATTTTTATTAATCGGTGTTACTTTGTTTAACAATTTTACTAATTCCGGTTTAATTAGATCTAAATCGTCATCAGATATATTTATAATATTAACCTTTAATTCGTTGTTCTGATCTTCTGACAATTTAGATTGTATACCAAATATATTTAGAATTAAGGGTATAACGGTATTAGTTCCTTTTATTCCATTTATAACACTAGTCATTGACAATACAGTTCTCATTACATTTTCAGGATCATATTCCTGTATGACATCTGTTTCAGTTTCATTGATCATAATTGTTTTTTGTACACTTAAAAGTTTGTTTACTGTACTAAAAGTCAAATCTAAATTATTTCCATTTTCGTATGCATATTTATCAAATAACGGTTTTTCTATTTTCTCAATATTGTTAAAATTTGAAATTCTAGACACTTTTTCTAATACACTTATAGAACAGTATGAATCTATTGGTGAAAACATTTGGTTTAAATATTTTTCAGTCAAATCTACAAAATTCGCGAATTCTGAATCTTCTAAGTATGATGGCAAAAATGTTTTTATATTAATTTTTCGTTTATTATCCAAACATTCCGTGATGAATGCACCTAAATCACCGGTATTATAAGTCAAACGATAAACTAAATCATTAATATAGCTTAATTCACCCTTCAGATTAAGGTCGATGTATGCATACGCTTTTACATAACCAGCATCTATGATGTTATCTACATCAATTGTGGCATAATTTAAAAAACCATTTTCATTTTCTAAATAACTATTGTAACTAAAATCCAATAATGACCCTCTGGAATCAGGTAGTAGGCCTATCCTTATAACACCGTTTAATAAATCTTTATTTAAATTTTTAGCAACAATAGTCGCTTTTCCTATTTTGCCATTTGATAAATCTAAATCTTCTGGGTAAATGTCTTTGAAAGAAATTAACAATTTATTTATGTTTTTTATAGTATCTATTGTTACGGTTGTTATATGTATTTTCGGCATTACATAATAGGTGATATTTCCAGCAATGTCAAAAAATTTAAATTTAATTCCAGATGCGTTGTTCCAAGCATCTATTATTTCAGCTTCTATCCCATTAGTTAAAGCTGTTTCAAAATTAGCAATTTCTTCATCAGTTGAATTAATATCATCATCGAAATAATTATGTCCAGATAACGTCAATTTATAATTATAATACGATTTAGCTGTTAAAATGTCATTTATTTTTGTACAATCGTAAACTAAATCTACATTAGCTACATCTGTTACATCATGAAATATTCCTATTACCTGATCGGGGTTGAACCCGTATTCAGTTGGATCATTATATTCAGTTACATGGACTTCTGTATCATTTGGATTATTCCTGAGCGCTTTAAAAAATGGCAAATTGTTTACATATGCTTCCAAACAAGACCCGTCTATTCCCAAGGGGTCAACAATCATAAAATTAAATGGTATTTGATAACTGTATTTAGGTATATTATCTTCGTCAACCAAAACTGTCACTACTTTTGGATATAACGGATTATCGTTTAAATAGTTAAAGTCATAATCAATTAACGCACTGTCGTATTTCAATACAACATTTCTTATTATAGCTTTAATTTTATAATCTAAAACGTCACTATTAAATCTAATTTGACCAGCATCAATTTGTTCCTGACTTGCGCCATCTGCTAGATTCTTTTTATCATTAACGGTTTCTGATGATATTTCACCATTTAAATCCGTATTTCCTGTTGTATCTAGACCCCAATTGCCGTCAGCTATAACTTGTGTACTGTCAGAATTGAATCTTCTAATATAATTTCCATCGGCGTGTATTATTTGTGTAATCATTTTATAGATAATTCCTTAAACTTTTTTAAATAATAGCAAATTCTCAAAAGACTTTCTATCAATACCAATTATCGGAAGTTTAGGCCATTCCTTTTTGCAAATGTTTGCAACATTACTAATAACATAAATTTTAGAAATTATCGGATTTTTTATTTTAATACTGAGTTCATTATCGGTGATATTATTAAAATGCATGACTATTTCGTGACGATATTTATCTAATATCGGTTTTATATATTTTCGTAAAGCCTTAATTACGTTATCTTTTATGGTTTTGTCTTGACAATTTATAAAATCTATATAATCCGTTGTATTCAAAATATATTTATTAAAAATATCATAATCATTAATTATTTTTTCTTTGCTTGACAATGTTAATTTAACATTAGAATTATTAAACCAAGCATCAACACATTCATAATTCCATAGTAATTTCTTAAATATAGCATTTTTTAAATTTTTAATTTCAGATTTGAAAAACACAGAATACGATTCGAAGGAAGCTAAATCTTTTTCTTCTACGTTTATTATAGCTTTGTCTGAATAATGTTTATTATTATATCTAATTCCTTCTACAACCATCGCAACATTTACTGGACTGCCTGGATTATTTAATGTTTTAAATAATTCATCACTATTGGTACTTATATCATACACATTGGACGAATTTATCTCTTTGATAGTGGTAATCAGTTCATTATAATTACACAAAACAAATCCATTAGAAACTTCTGAGAAAAAACCATTTTCAATTTCATCACGATTTATTGGTGATACTGTTGAATTAATGTTAAAAATGTCTATAAAATTAAGCATTGTTACCGTATACCTTTATAGCTTCACGTATCTTATTAATGGATGGATATTTTACTATGGTTTCAGGCATCAAATCATTCCATGCATCAGAAAAACCATTAAACCACATCAAAAACCACCAATAACTCGCTGTACCTAAAAGCCTAGCCGAAATTAAATCAGGTCTAGCATATTCATTTTCTTTAATAGGTGAATATTGTACTTCACCGAAATCAAACGATTTGAAATCGATAGAATATATGTCTTTTTGGTCAATTTCATCAACGGTTACAGTTTTAAACATATTTATTCTATTAGCTATATTTATCATTTTATACCATTTATCGTTTTTGAATGTATATATATATTTATACACGTTTTAGTTTAAAAACGTTATTATGTGATTCAAATTATAAAATAACATAAAATATAATTTTTATATTTTATCTTAAATTTAATCTGACAAATTTTCTAACCACCAACCGGCATATTTAACTTGATCCATCTCACATCCAATTTCAAAATCAGCGTAAACTGGACCATTTCCATATTTATTTAATTCTTTAGAAAATTTAAAAGACCAATTGCTAATAAATACAGGAATAGCATTTTTAAATATACCAGGCATCAAATTGAGTAACCACAAATTACCACCAAAATTGCCAGAACTTACGTTCTGTGTACTATATATACGATCATGGTCGTTGTACGTAAATTCGGCATATTTGCCTAAAGCCGAGTCTGCAATATTTCCTACTGCATCTACGGTCGCACTAAGCCTGTCCAATAAATCTTTATCTGTCTTTGTATTTTTTTTCCCATCTTCATTGTTACCCAAAATCGCATTGCCTATGTCTTTTCCAGCTTTGAATACGCTGTTTAAAATTGATGCGCGGCTTTGATCATCTGTGATAGTATCTGCCCATTTATCTTTAATATTCAAAAATTGTTGTGTCAAATTATTTACACTCAATTCATATTTAGGCATACTGTAGAATACCAACATAACTATAGTATCAGTTATACTGGTATTATTGTTAGGACCAATAGACTGTTCAGAATATATTCTAAATCTTAAGTTAAATGTTGTTTTTCCAGGTCCACTATATATTCTGGTGGTAAAACCACCAGTCTTAGTCATTTTGCCAGCATCGGCACCGACTATTAAACTAGCACCCTGAACCAGGTCATGATTGTACAATTTATTAAATAGATCGGCGATCGTTGTATTTCCGGAATCAGTCCAAGTAGCAGTGGCATTAATAGTCGGCAATTCTTGTAATACACCTGTTATCGAATTCATTCCATCACCAGGATCTAATGTAAATAAGCTGTTTCCGTATATTTTACACAAATTAGCAGTATTGACCGATTTTCCGAAATTTATCGGTGTACTTGATTTATCCACTTTTGAAAAGTCTATTTTGCTTTCTAATTCTTGTCCAGTAACAATTGGAATATTATTTATCGTATCACTTTTAGTTTGCACCGACGTTTTATCAGCCGGTGCTACAGGATTTAATCCATGAAATATTGTTTCTCTTATATTATCTTGATTATCCATTAGTCAGTATTACCATATTGTTCAAAATATTCGTCACTATTTCTTCTCATTTTTTCTTCTTCCGTTTCATTTGGATTATTTTTAGTTGAATCTTCCTTATCATAATTATCGTCGACATCTTCTTCAGTTTGTTTTATAATTTTACCATTTTCATCAAACTTTATTTGATTGCCGTTTATATCCATTTTCGGAATGTCAGATAATTGCCCAATATCTATTATACTAACTATCTGGTTTCTTGACAATTCCTGGTTAGTTTCTAATTTAACATCAAAGTCCATATATAAAGGTTTAGGTCTATTATTTATCGTTATAAATTCTAAAGACGGTTTAGCATCCATACTGGTTACAATCCAGTCAACAGTGTCAGACGATTTCAATAATCCTGGTATATTTAATCTAAACGAAATATGTCCTCTTATATCTGGATTTTTCAAAAATTCATCAATATTAGTTATGTTATCCACTATTTTTGGACCATGAGTACCTAAATCGAACGTTTGTACCAATTCGATAGTATTATTACCTAAATCCTTGGCTTCTCTTACTAAATTTAATAACGGCGAATCTTCATTAGTACTAGCCGCCAAAATATCTTTAATATTTTCTAAAGCACTACTGATATTGTATATACGTAATGGCATGACCGCAGTAAATAAAACTTGTAACCATTTTTTATAATCCGATATTTGTAAATTATATCTTCTATAATCAGACCACAAATTAGATTCTTTGTAAATCCTAAATTTTAAATTTAGACCAAGAATGCTACTTTTTTCTAGTGTATTTTGTGAAAATTGATTTGTGTGTGGCATTTGAACATACCCTTTGCCTGCGGTAATCTTAGAAATACTAAAAATAGTAGAAATAAGTTTACTGGCTACCGGATTATCTTTTTGATCGTCCGTTCCGGCTAACACGTCTATATAATTGGCAAATTGTGAACCGTATCCCGGTTTCCATTCAAAATTCATCTTTATGTCAGGCATTTCATCTAATATACAGCTTACTTCTGGCACAATAGGCAAACCTACTTGGGTTAATAAAGCTTTAGACATTTCTGTCGGATATAATGACAAGGACATACGTTTAGTAGGCTTTTTATCCTGTTGTGAATAATTTGAATCAAATATTGTAAATTTCGCCATTATATGCCCTGTGAAGACCATAAACCGAAAAGGCTTGAATCTTTTTTAGTTTCTTTTATATCTTTGTTTTCCAGTTTTAACAATTTTTCAATATTACTATTTATCGAACGTAACAATTCCTCAGTAGTCTTGAGATTTACTTTAGCGATATTAGAAATATTTGTAACAGTATCATTATTTTTCATCAAGTTAGTTTCGGTACTTTTATTATTATTTTGTATATGTTCAGATGTAGCCGTAACGGATTTACTTTTTATGTTATCTCGGTCATTTATGTAATTGATAAAAGCTGTTCTAATTTCTTCAACAGGATTAGTTAACTTACTAAACATCAATTTAAATTCGTTCCTAATATCAGCTATTTTTATGTCGTTATCGATTGTATTTGAGACTTGGGTAACTTGATAAGGTGTATTTTCATTTTTTTGTTTAGATATGGGTTTTTCATATATTTTCAATATGGTTTTGTTTATATCTTTTAGATTGGTTTTGACCATATCGTGAAAAGAAGAAATACTGTTTAACATAGGATTTTGCAAAACGTCATTCATCAAATTACCATTAGTCTTATTTTTATACTTATCTATTTCTGCAATTTTAGAACCCGATGTAATATTATAAGCTTCCTTTAGGTCATCCTTTAATGATTTAAAATATGAATTAATAGAGGTGAATGGATTTTTGAATACATTTATGACTGTGTTGATTCCATTTTCTATACGTTTAAACATTGAACCCCAAAACTGTATAGCTGGCATGAATGCCTCAAACAATTTATCAACTTTATCTAATATAAAATCTCTAATAACTTTACTAGTTTCTATTAGATTATTAAGCATAGGTTTAATTGCATTAATTAATAAATATATGCCGCCGAATAAAGCTATGGATAACGGCAATGTTCCGATAGCCACTGCTCCACCAACAACAGCTGTCACTATCGCAGGATTAGCTACCCAGGACAAAAAACTTATCAATTTATTGCCGATGTTGCCTAATAAATTTGTTACACCGTTACCGACTACCGATTTAATTTTTGATCCAGAATCTTCTTTTGTTTTTGGGTTTTTACTTTTTATGGCTTGAAAAACATTTAATTTTTTATCTCCGGCTGTCATCTCATTTTCTTTTTTTTCTTCTTTAGTTAGTATGGTCAAACTTTTATCTATATTAGATAAAATAGATTCAACTTTAATATCTTCTGTATATAAGATTCTATTATTGCCCAATAAATCTTGTATATTACTATCATCAGTCTGTTTATCAAAAGCTTCTTTAAATGTATTTGATATATTAGTAAATAAAGGAGATTTTTCTTCTTCTACCGTTTTATCAACGTCTTTTGTTAAATTGTTAGAATATTTTTTATAAAAATTAGATAAAAGAATACATATTTCATTTGACTTTTCCAGATGGTATTTATCCAAATTTTTATATGAATTTAGTAACATTAAATCATGTAATTTTTTAGCCGTTAGATTTAAATCAGACGTCGTATATTCTAACTTTTCCAAAGAATTATTAATATTTTCCAAAACAAAAATCCTTATAAATACTATATATATATTTATACTGGTGCGGAAATTCATATTACGCATCTTTAGTGTGTAATATGAATTTCCGCTAAAAAAATGCAAAATTTAAAATGCAACTTATATAAATATAATATGGATTATTGGAAATACCGTAGGAAGTGCGGGAATGGATAAATCCATTAAGCCTGTTGATACTGGTTGCATTAGCAATCTTGAGCAGGAATCAGTCATAACATGCAGCTTGACTGCTTGTCATGCTGAAAAATCACCCATCTTTAGTGGGTGATAGGCTTCATAGTAATAAAGATTTTAAAATATGTCAGAAACAACAATATCAGTTAATTCATATAATAGTAACCATTACAAATTACGTTTTAGTAATTGGCCAAATTTAACCGGTAAACCGTTAAATACCACAGTGTTCGACAATTATGTTAGAAAAGTGACCATACCGAACATTAATCTTAAATTACTGAATACTACAATGGGACATGATAGGCAATACCATCCTACGCCAGTTGGTTACCGAAATGACAGTGTTGTTACTATTGAATTTATGATCGATGACGCATTATTGAATTATTATGCTGCTTGGTCATTAATCATGGAAACTAGATTAGGTGAACGTAAAGAAAATACTCTCAATAGTATGGACTATTTGAGATTAAATAGAATAGATGAAATTTCAATCGATAATTACGATAACGCCAATAAATTAGTTTCTACATTAATATTTAAAAATTGCTTTTTAACAGATATTGGTAATTTACCTTTACTGTTTGGTAGAAGTGAGATATGTAGTTTCAGTTGTAATTTTGCATTCGAAACATTAGATTTAATTACTGTTTAAAATATTTAGACATCTCAACCTTTTGCTATTTTTGTTTCATATTCAAAAATACATAGAATTAAACATATAAGCCATATCAGTTACTTTGATAATATCCCATTTCGATATGTCTTGATTGAACTGACTATAGTCAAACATACAATCCATATTAATTACCTTACTAACATCCCATTTCGATATGTCACCGTTGAACTGACTATTATAAAACATCCAAGACATATCAGTTACCTTGCTAACATTCCATTTTGATATGTCACCATTGAACGGACTTCTAGTAAACATATAAGACATAATGGTCACATTACTAACATTCCATTTCGATATATCTTGATTAAATGGACAATCATTAAACATACCAAACATGTTGGTTACATTACTAACATCCCATTTAGATATGTCACCGTTAAACTGACTAATCTGAAACATA